TGATTTAGTTTACTCTTACACAGAATCTCCATATTTTGACGACATCTACTACGTTGGTGAAGTTAAAGAAGTTCCTATAAACGAACTTGTAAAACAATTTCCATTTTTAGAGCAAGATGATTTAGAAGATATAGTAAAAAACAAAAGCTATCATCAAATAAATTATAATCAAGGCTCTACACAATACAAAGAAATAGACGCAAATAAAGTTCAGGTTTTATATTTTAATTATAAAACATATATGAACGAGGTTTACAAAGTAAAAGAAATAGGTAGTGGCGCAGAAAAAGCTATAGAAAAAGATGATACGTTTGATCCACCAGCAGAAAAAGAAGGTAATTTTCAAAGACTACAAAGAAGTATAGAAGTTTTATACGAAGGCGCTTTAATTCTTGGTAGCGATAGACTTTTAAAATGGGAAATGTCAAAAAATATGATGAGGCCTAAAAGCGATTACACTAAAGTAAAAATGAATTACAGCATTGTAGCGCCTCGTTTGTATAAAGGTAAAATAGAAAGTTTAGTTAGACGTATTACTGGTTTTGCTGATATGATACAGCTTACACATTTAAAGCTACAACAAGTAATGGCGCGTATGGTGCCAGACGGTGTTTATTTAGACGCAGATGGATTAGCAGAAGTTGATTTAGGTAATGGCACAAACTATAATCCACAGGAAGCGTTAAATATGTTTTTCCAAACTGGTTCGGTAATTGGTAGATCATTAACTTCTGAAGGCGATATGAATCCAGGCAAAGTGCCAATACAAGAAATAACAAGTGGTAGTGGTGGTAACAAAATACAAGCATTAATAACTAATTATAATTATTATATGCAAATGATAAGGGATGTGACCGGTCTTAATGAAGCTAGAGATGGTAGCACACCAGACAAAAACGCTTTAGTTGGCGTGCAAAAACTAGCAGCTGCAAACAGTAATACAGCAACAAGACATATATTACAGTCTGGGTTATTTTTAACAGCAGAAACTGCTGAATCATTGTCATTAAGAATATCTGATATTATAGAATATTCACCAACAAAAGATGCTTTTATACAAGCAATAGGCGTGCATAACGTTGCTACATTAGAAGAAATACAACATTTGCACTTACACGACTTTGGTATATTTATAGAACTAGCGCCTGATGAAGAAGAAAAAGCTTTGCTTGAAAACAACATACAAGTTGCTTTAGCTCAACAGTTAATAGATTTATCAGATGCTATTGATATTAGAGAAATTAAAAATTTAAAATTAGCTAATCAACTTTTAAAAATACGTAGAAAACAAAAGTTTGAAAGAGATCAAGCAGCTCAAAAGGCTAATATACAAGCTCAGGCTCAGGCCAATGCACAAGCTCAACAAGTAGCAGCTCAAGCTGAAATGCAAAAAAATCAAGCTCAAATGCAAATGCAAGCTCAACTAGCGCAAACAAAAGCTGGTTTAGAAGCGCAGCAATCAAATTTAGATTTTAGTCATAAAAAACAATTAATGCAATTAGAGTTTCAAATGCAAAGAGGTTTAAAAGGTATGGAGGTTCAAGGTATGATGAATAGGGAAAAAACAAAAGAAGATCGTAAAGACGAAAGAACAAGAATACAAGCTACTCAACAAAGTGAGCTTATAGATCAAAGAAAAGGTGACAAAGCACCTAAAAAGTTTGAGTCCGCAAGTAATAATAACATTAGCGGCCTTAGATAGACACATTTATTAATTATTATTATATTATATTATGGAAGAAAACAAAGAAGTAGTTGAAGAAACTACGCAAGAAACTGTAAATACAGTTGATGAAACTAAATTTGATAGCGCTGGAGATGATAGTGTTATTAAAGTAGATTTAAAAAATCCACCAAAAAAACAAGAAGATGCCGTTCAGAAGCAAAGCACAGATGAGGTTCCTGTACGCGACGAATCCGAAACTAGCGGAGAGGTTCAGGAGCAAAACGAAAAAGTCGTTGAAGAAATTACCGGAGAAGATAAAGAAAAAGTCTCCGAAGAAGTTTCTAATGAACAACCCGTTATTGAAGAAATTACTGATGAAAAAATAGAAGAGCAAACAGAAGAATTAGTTGAAGAAACTAAAGAAGCTATAGCTGAAGCTAAAGAAACAGGTAAAGAACTTCCAGAAAACATACAAAAGTTGATCGACTTTATGGAAGAAACAGGTGGTGATGTAGAAGACTATGTTAGATTAAATCAAGATTACACTAAGTTTGATGACAATACTGTTTTAAGAGAGTATTATAGACAGACAAAAAAACATTTAACTGACGATGAAATTAGTTTTTTAATGGAAGATTCATTTTCTTATAATGAAGAAGAAGATGAGCCAAGAGAAATAAAAAGAAAAAAATTAGCGTTAAAAGAGCAAGTTGCCAGCGCTAGAGACCACTTGGACGGTCAAAAGTCCAAATACTATGAAGAAATTAAAGCTGGGTCAAAGTTGACTCAAGAACAACAAAAAGCTGTTGATTTCTTTAATAGATACAACAAAGAATCAGAAGAGAATCAAAAAGTTGTAGAACAACAAACTAAAACTTTTAAATTAAAATCTGACAATTTATTTAATAAAAACTTTAAAGGTTTTGAATATAATGTTGGAGATAAAAGATATAGGTTTAATGTTAAAAATACAAACGAGGTAAAAGAAACTCAAAGCGACATTAATAATTTTGTCAAGAAGTTCTTGAACAAGAACAATGAAATGGAAGATGCTGCGGGTTATCACAAATCTTTGTTTACAGCAATGAACGCTGATGCTGTTGCTAAACACTTCTACGAGCAAGGTAAAGCTGATGCTTTAAAAGAAAGCATTGCTAAATCTAAAAACGTTGATATGAATCCAAGACAAGCTTTTGGTGAAGTACAAGCTGGAGGTATGAAAGTAAAAGTATTAGGTGATAACTCTAATGATTTTAAGTTTAAAATTAAAAATAAATAACAAATTTAAAATTACAAAATTATGGCAATTACTGCAGGAAATAATTTGAACAGTGTAACTGCATCAGTGCAGCAAACACTAGCTTCAAATTATATCGATTTTACAAGTGCTGACACCGCAGGGTGGGCACAACAATATTTACCAGATCTTATGGAGAAAGAAGCTGAAGTTTTTGGAAACAGAACTATCTCAGGTTTCTTATCACAAGTAGGAGCTGAAGAGGCTATGACAGCTGATCAAGTTGTATGGTCTGAGCAATCAAGATTACACTTATCTTACGTTGGACAAGTTGACGCTGATGGAGATGTTAACGGTACTTTTAAAGTACAAACTGACATTGACGGTAACACTATCGGTTCTAACCACGGTATTAGAGTAAATGATATGGTTTTAATAGCACAAGCTGGTGTTGTTGTTAAAGCTTTAGTTGTTGAAACTCCATCAAGTGATACTGTTTCAGTTGAGCCTTATGCTACAGCTGCTTTATCAACTTTAACTGATGGTACAGCTACTTTATTAGTTATTGGTTCTGAGTTTGGTAAAGGACAGTCTTACTCTGATTTTACAGGTACTCATAACTCTGACAGAAGAACAGCTTTAGAGCCTTCTTTTAAATCATTTACTAACAAGCCAATCATTATGAAAGATTACTACGAAGTTTCAGGATCTGATGCTTCTCAAATCGGTTGGGTTGAAATATCTGGTGAAGAAGGACAAAACGGTTACTTATGGTACTTAAAAGCTGAAGGTGATACTAGAGCTAGATTTACTGATTACTTAGAAATGGCTATGCTAGAATCTGAGTTTACAGCTGATGCTTCTGCTATCGGTTTTGCTGATAAGCAAATTAGAGGTCAAGCTGATTCTGGCGCTAAAGGAAATGGTACTGAAGGTTTATTTGCTGCTATCGAAGATAGAGGTAATATTACTTCTGGTATTAATGGTGTTAACCCTGCTACTGATTTAGCTGAGTTTGACGCTATTTTAGCAGAATTTGACAAGCAAGGTGCTATTGAAGAAAACATGTTATTCGTAAATAGAAATACGTCTTTAGCTATGGATGATATGTTAGCTGCTATGAATTCTTACGGAGCTGGTGGTACATCATACGGTGTATTCAATAACTCAGAAGATATGGCATTAAATTTAGGTTTCTCTGGTTTCAGAAGAGGTTCTTATGACTTCTACAAGTCTGACTTTAGATACTTAAACGACAAAGCTACAAGAGGTGGTATTAATGACAGAGCAGGTAGCGCAGCTATCCGTGGGGTTATTATTCCAGCTGGTGTATCTTCTGTTTATGACCAATCTTTAGGAAGAAACCTCAAGCGTCCTTTCTTACACGTAAGATATAGAGCTTCACAAACTGATGACCGAAGAATGAAGACTTGGGTTACTGGTTCTGTTGGTGCTGCTACGTCTGCGCTTGATGCGATGCAAATACACATGTTAACTGAAAGATGTTTAGTTACTCAAGGTGCTAACAACTTTATGTTACTGAAGTAAACTATTTTAAGGATCGAGGCTTCGGCCTCGACCCTTTCTTTTTATTAATTTTATTATATATTATATTATGGCAAAAAAACAAAAAACACAAGAGGTAGAGGTACCTGTTGTTGAAACACCCGTTGTTGAAACACAAAAACCAAAAAGAACTGGACCAACTTACAAAAAGTCAAACGATGGTTGGGAAATAAAAGACAGAATATATAGACTAACAGGTGATAAAAAGCCTTTATCAAGATCTATAAGATCTGCAAACATATATTGGTTTGATGAAGAAAAAGGTTACGAAAGAGAACTTAAATATTGTCAAAATCAAAAAACAGTTTTTACAGACGAAATGAAAGGTGATCAAAGATTAGAACACATTATTTTTAGAAATGGTATGCTAATTATTGAAAAAGAAAAAACAGTTTTACAAAAATTACTTTCTTTATATCATCCTGATAGAGACGTTTTATATTATGAAGAAAAACCAGTTGCGGCTGCTGCAAATGAAATAGAAATATTAGAATTAGAAATAGAAGCGTTAAATGCTGCTAAAACTATTGATATTGATATGGCTGAAGCAATAATGCGCGTAGAGATTGGTTCTAAAGTGTCAAACATGAGTTCTAAAGAGCTTAGACGTGATTTACTATTATATGCTAAAAGAAACCCTTTATTGTTCTTAGAGTTAGTAAATGATGACAATGTACAGCTTAGAAACTTTGGTATTAAAGCTGTAGAGCTTGGTATTATTAAACTAAGTTCAGATCAAAGAACTTTTACTTGGGCTTCTAATGATAGAAAACTAATGAACGTTCCATTTGATGAACACCCATACTCAGCACTAGCCGCTTGGTTTAAGACTGACGAAGGTATGGAAATATATTCAAATATAGAAAAAAGATTAAATTAATCAAACTGTAGAGCGGTCGCCCTACGGGGCGATCGTAAACTACAAAAAAATATTTATGGTATTTATAGACACGGTATATCAAAAAGTTTTAGCAATTGCTAATAAAGAGCAGAGAGGTTATATAACGCCTCAAGAATTTAATTTGTTTGCAGATCAAGTGCAAAGAGATATATTCGAGCAGTATTTTTATGATATAAACCAATTTAATAGAGTTCCTGGAAACGACACAGAATACTCTGATATGCTTAGATTATTAGACGAAAAGCTTAGCATATTTAAAAGAGTAGCCTTATTATCATATAATCCAGGCGGTTATTATGAAAAACCACCAAACACATATTTAATAAATAGTATAACTTTTAAAGACAGAGTAATGTCTGAGTTATCTAATCAAGAGCGAGTTCAAGCTGAAAAATCATTAATTTTAAAACCGACAAGACAAGATCCTGTATATGTTCAGCGAGATAATAAGTTGTATGTATATCCTATTAATATAACTAGCCTTGCTGACGTTAGAGCAAATTATGTTGTAAAGCCTACTATACCAAAATGGAATTATGTAGTAGCAAGCGGCGAGGCTTTATACAACTCAACAGGTTCTGTAAATTTTCAACTACATCCATCAGAAGAAAATAATTTAATAAATAAAATATTACAATTAGCAGGTGTAACTATGGGTAATGAAATATATCAAATAGGTAGTCAAGAAGAAGCAAAAGATATACAACAAGAAAAATCTTAAATAAATGGGGATATTAGACAACACACAACAGCAATACTACCAAAGTCCTGAAAGATATGGTAATTATCAATTTATTACTTTACAAGAGCTTATAAACCAATTTATGATAGCTTATGTTGGTGAAGAAAAACTAGTAAATAAAGCAAGAGAAATAGACGTGCAGTTTCACGCTAGACGTGGATTACAAGAATTATCTTTTGACACTTTTAAGTGCACTAAAGCTTATGAAATAAACGTGCCAAGTAGTTTAAAATTACCTTTACCACACGATTACGTAAATTATGTTAAATTTTCTTGGTGTGACGCTGCTGGTATAGAAAGAGTGCTTTATCCAGCTTCTAAAACTTCAAATCCTTTAGCTATAAAGCAAGATGCTGATGGTAATTATTTATTTCAAACAGATGAAGAAGTTGTTGACAATGGTGATTTTAGTACAACTTTAATTAATTCAAACTGGCAATCAAGTAATGTTACGACAACAGGTCCAAACTCTAACGCTAATGACGATATTTCAGTTACTCTTAATCAACTAGTATTTACAACAGGTCACTTTGTTTTTAATGCAGCTGCTGCTAGTAGATGTTACGCTGTTTGGCAAGAAATAGATGTTAGCAACTTTAACACTTTAGATATAAGCGCTAATGGATATTCACACCCTTCATCGGCAGACTATGGTTTTGGTATAATGAAATTTGGGCTTAGCACAAGTCCTGGAGTAAATACTACTAACCCATACACAACTGGTGTTAATGCTCCTTTACATCAAATAAATGTAAATCCTCCTTTTATACCTGGAGGAGAATTAGTTTGGGACGATGGTAGTGGCGCCTCAGTAAAAACGTTAACAAACGTAGATGTTTCTATGTATAACACTTTATATGTTTTAGTATCTGTAAGAACTCTTTGGAACAGCACAACGCCAACTCTTACTACTACAGAACATTTTCTTGATGATGTTTCTGTTAGATTTAACGGTCAACCTGATATATTAACATTAAAAAGTGAATCAGAAAGATGGAGTAAATATAAATCACACCAAACAATTGATTTTGCAGAAAAATATGATGATGGTACTTATGACTTAGTTATGGGTGAAAGATTTGGTATAGATCCACAATATTCTCAAATTAATGGATCTTATTATATAGATGAATTAAAAGGTATGGTTCATTTTAGTTCTTCTATTGCTGGTAAAAATGTAACAATAAAATATATAAGTGATAGTCTAGGTACTGACGAAGAAATGCAAGTTCATAAACTTGCAGAAGAAGCTATGTATAGATATATAACACACGCCATAATGTCAACTAAAGCTAATGTGCCACCTGTTATAGTGCAAAGACTTAAAAAAGAAAAATTTGCCGCCATAAGGCAAGCAAAGCTTAGATTATCAAATATTAAATTAGAAGAAATAACACAAATACTTAGAGGCAAGGCTAAGTGGATTAAACGTTAATATATGCCTGAAATTAAAAATAATTTTATTAAAGGTCGAATGAATAAAGACCTTGATGAAAGACTAGTACCTAATGGTGAGTATAGAGATGCTATGAATATTCAAGTGTCTACGTCTGAAGAAGATTCTGTTGGTACTGTTCAAAATGTTTTGGGTAATATTCGCATTGGTCATCAGCTACCACAACTAACTTGTGTTGGTAGCATAGCCGATGAAAAAAATAATCATGTTTATTATTTAGCTACT